ATGAAGAAACCTCAAAAGAAAACACAAAAACAAATACAAAAAAGGACAAAACTACAAAGAAAAAATCGCAAGCATCCAACAAGGAAAAACAAGCAAACGAAAAAGACAGTGACCCAACTATCGCGTAAAATCCGCAAAGGAAAAGATTTTATAAAATTGCAATGCAGTCCAAAGGCGGATAAAAATAATTTTAGCTGTTTCAACGACGAATCTTTAAATAAATTAAAGGATCTTTGGAATAAAAGAAATCCTGATAGAACTATAACTACAAATAGTTCAAAGGAAATATGGGAACAATTAAAGAACTACATGTCCACCATTTGCAACAAAGAATCGTGTTGGTTGAAGCAAAACTTTGTAAAAGGTACCGCAGATGCTCAGCTGTTGGAATCATTTGCTCCTGCTTCTCCAGATGAATGGAAGAAAAAACCAGATGATTGGTTGTCTAGTATGGATATTTTGGAAGTTATGAAGCAATATGAGAAGGCTTATAAATGCTTTGAATTTTTGGGACCATCGCCAATTGATTTTGATACATCCAAACTTTATGGCGAATGCGTTTGGGAAGAGTTGTGCCACTTCAATTTAGAAGAGCAGATTGCCAAAGGTAAGAAAAAATTTGGTATTGTTTTTAATTTGGATCCACACTATCTAAGTGGTTCACATTGGGTCTCACTCTTTATAAATGTAAAATCCAAATCAATCTTTTACTTTGACAGCGGAGGCGATGAAATTCCGCCAAGAATTAAGAAATTTGTAGATCGCATTATTGCACAAGGAAAGGCATTAAAACCATCCATTAAATTCAAGTTTGATCAAAATTACCCAGTTGAACACCAATATAATGACAGTGAATGTGGAATTTATACGCTATATTTTATTTCCAACATGTTGGAAGACAAGATAACAGAGGAATATTTGAAAACGCACATTTTAAATGATAAATACATGTCCAAATTCAGGAAGGTCTATTTTAATGATCAGCTTTAGAATGGTTGTCATTTATTATTTTTTTAAATTACTATATAAAATTATTATTGGATATGATTTATATTCAATAATAATGTCAGGAGTTAATACATTTTTAACAAATGAAAATGCTTCAACCTTGTGGGAAGTGTTAAAGGAGAATGCTTTTAAAACTAAGAACCCCCAGGAAATTGTTGCAATGCGTTCTAATTTTAGTCAAAGAATGACAACTTTTTTTGATGAAGAGCGTGAAAATTCCAAGACTCTAATTGATCTTAATAAAAAGTTTATATTAAATTTTATGCAAACAAGTGAAAAAAAAATGCAAGCAAATGCAATGTCAACAAATAATATGCCAAGTTTAATGCCTGGTAATAAAGCTGGGTTATACAAGGTTGAGGACATACAAGAAGCTAGAATTCAACAGTTTGACAAGCAATATGAACAAAGAAAACAAGAGTTTGAAAATGCCATGACGCCAAGGGTCCCAGATTCCCCCAATTTTACAGACAATTTTAATGACGCTCCATTGGAAAATATGGAATCATTAATAGCTGAAACCATGCGTCAAAGAAATTTTGACATTGATCAAATTGTTAATAGTTCAAATACTAACAAGACTGCTGTGGAAAATTGGTTGCATCCACAAGAGACTTCTCTTAAAACGGAGAATCGCGCTTCCAATGAACAAAATTTTAAACTAATCAAAATTGAAAATGAGGAGGTAGGGTCACGATTTTTTGAAAATGATGTGATTAATCTTACGGCAGCAAATACTAATGCAAATAGATCTCCTACCGCAAATGGACAAAAAAAACTTTCGTGGGCTGAAAAAAATGAAACTCGTGTTTTTAATAAGGATGAAAATGTCTCCATGGATATACGAGAAAGTTCATTTAATCAAATGAAACAAGAGGATTTTTTTGCAAACCCCTCATCCCCAGACGACATCTTCTCAAGGTTGAAGCCTATACAACCTTCATTATCCCTTTTTGAAACAGAAACAAGGGAAGAAAAAGGATTTGAACAAGATAATCTATTACAACAATTTTTACATCTAGATAAGAAGATTGATATAGTTCTAAAAAATCAAACCATATTAATGGAAATTTTGCAAAAGATGCAGGATTCACCTATTCCCGATTCTAGTTTGGACTAACTAATAGATTATTTTGGAAAAAGTACTTAAAGACCTCGGGCGACTATTTCGCCGTAAATACATATTCTCCGTCCTCCTCTGTTAAGTATCCCATCAAGATTGGTTGTGATCTACCATTCTCCAATGCAATTTGTACTGAATCAAAGTCGTAAACCTCTTCGGTCCCCTTTCTAAGGATGTATTTCTTTCCATTTAATTCAATTTCCACTGCCTCCCAATTAACAGTGCGTTTATTAATAGCCGCAATCTTGTCTGTTTCGTCGGCACTAATAGATGGCGTATAAGAAAATTTATCGTTTGTAGGATTACCAAAGTTGAGACACACCAAATTTTCGCCAGATCCCGCTCTTGCATGGACTGCACAATCAATGGACGCCTCTTTTATAGCCTTTGTTAAATTGGAACTTACTTCTTCCTTTATAGTGGAGATTTCAAAGAGAGCTTCATCACTAGTAAATGGTACATATTGGAGTTCTTCTCTTGCGGCCTTCTTAGCTGAGGATTGTTTTTCTTCTCCTTCTTCACCTTCTTCCTCTTCTTTTAAAGCCAGTTTACTAGCAGGATTTACCATGTAAAGACGCTTACTGCGATCCTGACGTTTAAGCTCTATGGATGCATCACTTGCTATCTGCTCAGGCGTAAATGTCATTAAATATAAAAACACTTCCACAGTTTGTAGTGCCTTGGGCAATCCCTGATGACTACAAATACGACGAGCTCTACCAACCACCTGTTCAACGCGAACTGGATGCCAATAAGGCTCCATAATATGAACATATCTAGTATTTCTCAAGTTAATACCCTCTGACCCAGAAGCAGTAATCATAAAAACCTTGATTATTTGACCCATGTTATTGTTACTTGACATCTGTTTTAAACGATCCACAATTGCAGGTTCTTTGACCAGTCCCCAATCCCCATTGTAAATATTACGAATTATTTCCTTTTCCTCTGCCGATTCTGTGCCAGTATAAAGTGCAAATGTCGGTTTACCAAGATCTTTTTCTGGCATATCAATTTCCCACGCTCCAAGGGAATTCTTTTTAATTTTAAACTGAGCAAAACCATTTTGGATTAAAACCATTGTGAAAATGCCGATACCCTCAAGCGTTCTAAACTGACTATAGACAAGATGTAATCCTTGGTACTCTGGATCCTGAATATTATCCAAAATATGCAAATATTTGCGGCTATAAACCTCTAATCCCTCTTTTGACAAATATTCGGCTGAATGTTCACTCAACTGTTCTACTGCAGCCTTGATTTTTTCTTGATATGATCTATCGCCAAACTCGTCAATGATTTCGTCGCCTTCAACTTCGCCTTCACCTGTAAAATCTACATCATCATGTTGATCCTCCACTTCTTGCAATGCAGCCTCAATATTTTCTATTTTTCCATCTCCTGGCAAAGGCCTTCCAATTGCTTTTGGCATGACAAAATTGCAATAAAGACGAGAAAAAATCCTATAGGTGGAAGAAGGCTCCTTGTATATACCATCCTTGTCAATCTTACCCTTCTTCATCTTTGAATTCTTTTCTATTTTTCTTTCTTGTTGTCTTGCTTGTTCATAGACGCCAAATTGATAGTCGCTCATGGGGATCTTTATAACGTGAAAATCCCCAGCTTTGTTAAATGAGGGCATTAGACCCTCTTGGGCACTTCTAAAATAAGAAGTTAGGCCAATAATGCGTCGCTTAAACAGCTCAACATTTTTTACCTTATTGTTTTGACCATCTATAAACCATAGTATAAAGTCATCCAACTTATCTGGCAGTGCCTTATTCACTTGAACTGTAATGCCCGTTGGTAATACGCTTATATCATTTTGTCTTAAAATACGTATAATATTTTGCTCAAAACCTTCGTCAGTGATTTGACCACGTTCATCTAGTCCACCCTCATTTGATACACCCTGATATCCTTTTCTTGCATCCGTCTTATTCATAAAACCAAAAGGATTTCTTGTCACAGTTAAAACTTTGGATGCGGGAGAATAACTAATGTAATCAAGTACCCGCTCTCTTTCAAGAATGGCTGTTAGAGTCTCGCTATTAATCTTTGCAGAGGTTTTGACATCCAATGGAAAATTCCATGTTTTAATGTATCCGCGAAGAATGTTGAACAAGATGGCAATCTCATTGGGGTAGTTGATGATTGGAGTACCCGACAGCAAGACTACACGAGCATTTGATGCGCTTAACAAGAACTCATACAACTTTAATGAAAGCGCACTAGCCATGCCTCTTTTTTGTCCCCTTTTGTCCACCTCTTGTCCCTTCTCCTTTGCAATTTTATTCACAATGCGACTGATAAAGTTGTGCGCTTCATCAATAATAACAACCGCATTATCAAAAAGATTAACTGTATAATTTTCTGTCATTTCACGTAGTCTTTCACTTCTTAGACCATTATAGCTAATAAACTTGTATTTATTTTGGATCATTTCGTCTTGCTGTTCTTCCAAGCTAGCCCTTTGTTCAGCTGTTAGCATATCATAGTTTGATTTAATGCCTTCCTGGTTTGAAACATTTATTAACCATGCACCTCTCTTCCTTTTAACGTATTGCTTAGAAAGGCCAAGAACACTGGCCAAAGTATCTAAAGCTTCTGGATTAGTCTCTGTTGAAATCCACTCCCAGTAATTATTTTTCTTGTATATTACATCTCCGCATTTTTTAATTTCCTCAATATAGTTTCGCTTGAGTGATGCGGGTGTCATAATTATGACTTGTTTTCCAGATTTCATGCCTTCTGCAATTGCAATTGATGTGCATGTTTTTCCTGAACCAAGACCGTGATATAGAAGAAGACCACGATAAGGCGTGTACAAATTTAGGTAGTCGCGAACAATTTTTTGATGTGTTAACAATGAAAAATCCTTGGATTGATTTCCAATGTTTTCACAAGAAATACCTGCTTCATCATCTAATAACTCTTGGCGATACGGCTCAAATAAGTCATTTATAAAATTAACAAAAATTTCACGGTTATTGAGGTAGTAATTTGAGGAGAGAATATTTACTGTAGGTTGAGGCTTGGGAAATCTTTTTGAAAGAGGTACATCTCCAATTTGAATCATTGAACCTGGACCAAAACGCTCTGTACCCTTTTCAACTTTGGTTGTGCGTCTTTTTCTGGCGGTTGTGCGACTAGCAGTTGGTAATTCAATTGTGAATTCATCCGCCTCTGCAGCCGCTTCTTGTCCCTCTTCCAGACCTCTTAATGAAGCTTCAGTAAGTTTTCTAATTTTCTTTGGCTTAGTTGAAGTTTCTGCACCAAGTGATTCTCTTCGCGGACCCATTGATTCCCTTCCAAGTAATTCCCTTCCCAAATTCTCTTTAACACTCACCTTTTTCATACGACTCTTTTTAAGCCTATCCTTAAAATCATCATCATCATATTCTTCGCCTCTTTCATCTATAATAGCGGGCCCTCCTACATTTACATTTACTGGGTGACACTCTAGATCAGTAGGTTTTATTGCTAATTGTTCAGTATATAGGCCTAAAGGATTCATATATATTTTCAATATAAAAAACTATTTAGTTTTCTCCAATCTCAGCAAGCGCCTCATTGCAAGCAATTTGCTCGGCCTTTCTTTTAATCTTATGTGTACCTTCTCCCATAAACACAAAAATCTTTCCATCATGCTTGTCCATGTAGTCATGCATCGCCGCAAAAGTCTTGATTGTTTTAATGGATATTGCATCCTCGTAAGAAACATTATAAATTTGTTGTCCAATGCATAAATAGACACCCATCTTGTATCCCTCATCTACATCGTGACTAATCTCAATGTAATGCGGTGTAACCTTAAACTCCTTCTGGATCTTTACCTGCAGAATGTTCTTGTAGTTATCATCATTCTGGATAAGTGCAATCCAATTAATATGCTTTTCAAAGATGGTTTCAATAAATTTCTGCGCCATCTGGAATCCTGGACCAGTTGAAAAAAAATTTGTAAACCATCCCTCATCATCATGTATGCTAATTTTGTTGTAATCTAGAAAAAGTGCGCCAATAAATGCCTCAAAAAGACATCCCAACTTCTTAAGATTGGTTCTCGTCTTCTTTTCTTCTGCATTTCGCGACAAAATTATCCACTTATTTAGTGACATTTCCATAGCGATCCTGCCAATAGCCTCGTTTTTGACAATTGCAATTTTTTTCTCTGTCATAAACCCTTCATTCTCTTTAGGAAAACGTTTATAAAGGTAATATTTTGTTACCAGCTCCAGAACTCCATCACCGAGAAACTCTAGACGCTCATTGGACTTTGTCTTTAGTGGGAGACAATTTGCAGGTCGTTCGCTAATTTGAATATTTTGCTGCAGGTTCTCATATTGGGGTCGCTTTGTATAAGAACGGTGAACAAATGCTCTTTTGTACAGTTCCAAGTTGTATACGGTTGAAGGCAACCCATAATGAGTGAGAATAGATTGAACTTCATTCAATGTAATCTCAGCATTTTGCGAATTATACGGATTCCAAATTAAGCCATCTTCACCTTT